AAAGGACGTGCTGTAGGTGAACTTAATCACCCAGAAGGTCCTACTATTAATCTTGATAAAGTTTCACATCGCATTACCGAACTGCAATGGAACGGCAATGATGTTGTTGGAAAGGCGCTTATACTTGACACACCGATGGGTAAAATTGTGAAAGGACTTTTAGAAGGTGGTTGTCAACTAGGCGTCTCTAGTCGTGGTATGGGAACCGTTGCGAGTAAAAACGGCCAATCCTTTGTTAATGACGACTTTGTGTTGTCAACAGTTGATATTGTTCAAGACCCAAGTGCTCCATCTGCTTTTGTAAATGGAATTATGGAAGGTGTCGAATGGATCTGGGATAATGGTTTGTTAAAGGCGCAACAGCTTGAAAAGTATGAGACAGAAATCAAAAAGGCCTCTTCTGCAAGTCTTGCCGAAGCACAAACAAAAATCTGGACTGATTTCCTCTCCAAACTCTAAACAATAGAAAAAAGTAATATATGGAAAATACACAAATTGAAAACACAGAAGATGTCGTCATTGAAGACATCAACGAAGAAACATTACTTTCTCTTGACGAAACCTTAGAGCTTGATCAGGAACAAACTGAGATTGCAGAAGGCAAGTGTAAGAAAGAGGGAGAAGACATGGAAGATGAAGAAGAGTCTGATGAAGACGAAAAAGATGATGAAGAAGAGTGTGAAGATGACGAAGAAGAAATGACTGAAGCTAAAAAGATGACTGAAGCTATAAATGCATCACGTAAAAAACAAATTTATGCTATTGCAAAGAAATTAGGAATAACTGAAGACGAAGTCAATAAACTCGTAATTAAAAGCATAAAAGTCTATGGCGCTGCTGGAAGTGACTGGGGATGGATAAGTTTACATCATATTCTGGAGTTTATACGTGATGAAGCAACAGGTAATACACAAAAAAAATTAATTAGTCTTGCTAAATCAGGAGACTTTAAGAAGCTTGATAAAGAAGCTAGTGATGGTTATGATCCAGAAATAGATGATTTAGAATATCATTATGAAGCTAAAAAGATGACTGAAGCTGAAGTAAGCTCTGATGAAGAGTTTACCTCATACGCTAAAGGTATTCTTAAGGCTGCTCATGGAGACAACTATGATGAAGCCAAGGCAATGGCCGCAATCGAAGGCATCCTTAAAAAGGCTGATGGAGATTATGGTGCAGCTGTTGGTATGATCACAAGTGGACTTGGCGAAGAAGAAATGGAAGATGAAAAAGAAGTTGAGATGAAAGAAGAAACTGAAGAAGTTATTGAAGAAAACACAATCTCAATTGATACATCTGACATTACTCGTCTTGTTGAAAGTGAAACAGGATTGACTGAAGAGTTTAAAGAAAAAGCTACTACAATCTTTGAAGCTGCTGTTAAGAGCAAGATCAAAGAAACTGAAGAAACTCTTAAAGAAAGCTATGCAGTCGCTCTTATTGAAGAAGTAGAAACAATTAAAAACGAACTCGTTGAAAAGATTGACAACTATCTTACCTATGCAGTTGAAAGCTGGGTAGAAGATAACAAGGTTGCAATCGAAGGCGGACTCCGTACACAAATTGCTGAAAACTTCATTCAATCACTCAAGACAGTATTTGTTGAAAACTATATTGAAGTGCCTGAGTCCAAGCAGGATTTGGTCGCTGAGATGGAAACTTCAATCGCTCAACTTCAAACTGAGTCTTCAGAATTGGAAAACACAGTGCTTGCCCTCAACGAAAAGGTTAATAGCCTTACTCGTGAAAAGGTAATCTCTGAGTCTACAACAGATCTTGCTGACACCCAAGTTGAAAAACTCAAGTCATTACTTGAAGATATCGAATGCACATCAGAAACATCATTTCGCAAGAAGGTAGCTACCATCAAGGAATTTTACCTTAATGGCGCTGCAGTCGAAGAAACAGAAACATTGGTTGAAGAAAATGCCAATGAATCTTCCTATATAACAACCGAAACAGTTATAGAAAATGAAACAATTGCAGAAGAAACAGTTTCGCCTGCAATGCAAAAATACTTGACCGCATTATCACGTCTGAACAAGGCAAATGAAGCCACTGTTCCAGTACGTTGATAAAGGTTCCAACCCCAAACAACAACAACAAACAATAAAGAAAAAATACTATTATGTTTAATTCAGAAACACTAGAAAAAAAGTGGGCCCCAATTCTTGAGGCTCAAGACGCCCCTAAGTTCAAGGACAACTATCGTAAGTCAATTACTGCGGTTCTTCTCGAAAACCAAGAAAAAGCACTCAGAGAAGAAAATGCACAAGCTGCATATCTTGCTGAAGGCAACTCAATCGGTGACGGCACCGGCGCAGTTAAGTCCTGGGATCCAGTTCTTATCAGCCTTGTTCGTCGTGCGATGCCAAACATCGTTGCTTATGATATCGCTGGTGTTCAGCCAATGACCATGCCAACTGGCTTGATCTTCGCTATGCGCAGTCAATATCAAAATGCAGCCGGTGCAAATACTGCTGAAGCTCTCTTCAACAAGCCAGACACTGCATTCGGTGGTCCAGTTACTACTGCACAAGGTGAAGCTCTCACTGGCAATGGTGTAAATGGTAGCTATGTTGATCCAGATCCATCTGTAGGCACAGTTCAAATTGGTCGTACTACTGGTGCAACTGGTACTGGCTTTGGTCAAATGGGATTCACTGTTGACAAGACAACCGTTACTGCTAAGACACGCGCTCTTAAGGCTGAATATTCAATGGAACTTGCTCAAGACCTTAAGGCTGTTCATGGCCTCGATGCAGAAGCAGAACTTGCAAACATCCTCAGCACTGAGATTCTTGCAGAAATCAACCGTGAAGTTATCGACACTGTTAATGCAAAAGCACAAGTTGCTGGCATCAATGGTGCTTTCGATCTTGACCAAGATGCTGATGGTCGTTGGGCTGTTGAGAAGTTCAAATCACTTCTTTTCCAAATTGAAGTTGAAGCGAACGCAGTTGCTAAGGCAACACGCCGTGGTAAGGCAAACTTCGTACTTTGCAGCAGCAATGTTGCAAGTGCTCTTGCTGCAGCTGGTGTGCTTGACTATGCTCCAGCTCTTGCAACCAACCTCAATGTTGACGACACTGGCAATGTATTCGCTGGTATGGTAAATGGCCGCCTCAAGGTGTTCATCGACCCATTCGCATCCGAAGACTATGTAACTGTTGGCTATCGCGGTACAAATGCATACGACGCAGGTATGTTCTATTGCCCATACGTTCCACTCACAATGGTTCGTGCAGTTGATAAAAACACATTCCAACCAAAGATTGGCTTCAAGACTCGTTATGGTCTCGTTGCTAACCCATTTGCTCTTCAATTCAGCAATGGTCAAGCTACAAACGAACTCGGAGCAGATGGTGCAAACCCATACTTCCGTAAGTTCACAGTAACTGGTATCGGCGGTTCTACTTACAACTCAATCGATATGTAAGTTATTGGTTAATTAACCTTTAAATTAGAGGCTATCCGAAAGGGTAGCCTCTTTTTTTGCATAAATACCATTATGATAAACTCAAATTTATTAGCATTAACTGGATTTAAACTTTTTATACATGCTGAAGACTTTAAGCATACCCAATATTTTGCGGTAAGTGCAAGTTTTCCTTCTGTGTCATTGCCAGAAGTAACTACTGGATTTCGAAACTTACAAGGGTTTGTTCCAGGTGATAAATTAGCGTATGATCCACTAACTGTACGTATTGCAATAGATGAAAGTTTGGAATCATATCGAGAGATTTTTAATTGGATCTATGCTAATACATCATCCAATACACTAATTAACCATGATATGACGTTACACTTTTTAACAAATCATAACAATATATCTCGCAGTGTACGTTTTGCAAATGCATTTCCTACAAATATAGGAGGGCTAGAGTTTAATGTACAACAAACCGAATCAGAATATGCCTATGTAGATGTTACTTTTAGATATGACTATTTTGAATTTATAGAGTGATATAGATATATAATATATGATGCAACTTGAAGATATACTTAAATTATGGGAAACTGATAGTGTTATTGATGAGATTAATTTAGATGAAACGAGTGTCAAAAGTGCAAGTCTCCATTCTAAATATCTAGAACTCTATAGCATTGCAAAGTTAAATCTCAAAAAGAAAGAGCTCTCTATGGCTCATTTACGCAAAGATAAATGGCTCTACTACAATGGTAAGATGACTAAAGATGAAATGGATGCCAAAGGATGGCAATATGATCCATTCTTTGGTATGACGAAACCACTTAAAAGTGATATGGAGTTATTTTACTCTACCGATTCTGACATTATGAAACTTCAAGGACAAATAGAATATCAATCTACAATTGTTGAGGCACTCAAAGATATTATGGACAATATAAAGTGGAGACAGTCTACAATTAAAAATATCATAGATTGGAAGCGATTTACGTCAGGCGTTTGATGACAAACCTAGGCATAACTAAAGTTGACGAAACTTCATTGAGAATAGTCTCTAATGATTCTGGAATTCTTATGGAGCTTTCAGAACATTTTACGTTTTATGCTGAAGGTTATAAGTTTATGCCAGCGGTACGGAATAAGATGTGGGATGGCAAAGTACGTCTCTATGATTCGCGTACTGGTCGCTTGCCATATGGACTGTTGTTTGAAGTGCTAAAGTTTGCAAACTCTCATGGTTATAGTTATGAACTGCATACTAGCATAACTGAACGAGATGTGCCAACATCACAGTCGCTGTTAGACTATGCAAACAGTCTACATATTACAGGTGGTGGAACGCAGATAACACCACGCGACTATCAACTTGGA